AAATTTAAATGGCAGAAAAAATAGTAAGTCCTGGTGTATTTACCAATGAAATAGATGCAAGTTTTTTACCAGCAGCAGTTGCTGATATTGGAGCCGTAGTTGTAGGTCCAACTGTAAAAGGTCCTGCATTAACTCCGACTGTGGTAACATCAATGGCAGAATATGAACAAATTTTTGGAACTACATTTTCAAGTGGTAGTGGTACTGAAGAAGACGATTATACTTTTTTAACTTCACAAGCAGCTAGAAATTATTTACAACATTCAAATCAGTTAACTGTGGTTAGAATACTAGCTGGTTCTTTTAGTGGTGCTTCTGCTACTATTTCTTCTTCTGCAGATCCTGGTGTTTTGGGTGGTGAGTCTACTTTTGGTTTAGGTTCTGTTGGTTTTAAATTATCTGATAGTGGATCATTAGAAAATAATGCATCTTGTTCAATTTCTTATAAACATCCTGATTCTTCATCAGTTGGTAGATTCAATTTTGTTTTTACTTCTGGATCTTCTACTGCATTACCAAATACTAGTAGTGGAAATACCCAAATATATTATGTAAATACTGGAAGTGCAGCCACGGCGAAAATAGAAGAACAATTTTCACATCATTTTAACAATAGTTCATCATTTCATAGTCTTCCAATGAGTGCATCATTTAGTGGTAGTGTAGCAGCTGGACAAACAAAAACAATGTTTACAGCAAGTATTAAGGGTAATTGGGATGTTGGAGATGTATTATTTGGTAAACCAATAACAGGTAATACTGTAGGTGGTTCAACTCTTAGTGGATCTCAATTACAATTTTATACAAGTTCAGTTAGATTTAGTGCAACAGGTTCATCTGATACAATGGATACATTTGCAATGACTGGAAATCAAATAGGAGGAGCTACACCACATGTTGGTACAAGACTTAATGGTAGTTATCCTTCTCAACTTTCAGTAAAAGAATTATTTAAATTACATACATTAGCTGATGGTGAATTATTAAATAGTGGTAATTTTAAAAATTCAGCTGAAACTTATGATGTATCAAATAATATATTACCTTCAGGTTCGAAAGATAATTTGAGATATGAAATATCTAATATGAATTTCAATAAAGGAACATTTACTGTAGCAATAAGAAAAGGTAATGATTCAAACAAACAAAAACAAATACTTGAAACTTATACTAATGTAAATCTCGACCCAAAATCTAATAATTTTATCGGAAAATCTATTGGTACTCAATTTAGGTCAATAGGAACTGATGAAAATGGAAATCCATTTGTACAATTAAATGGTGACCATCCAAATATATCAAAATATGTAAGAGTTGAACTTATTAATACCACACCTGATTATTTAGATGAAAATGGTGATGTTAGATTACCAGAAGCGTCTGCTTCTTTACCAACTTTCTTTAGTGGTTCAAATAGTGGTTCATTTGGTGGTTCATTTAGTGGCGGTTCTGATGGAACAGTTCAACATCCAATGTTATTTAATGAAAATATATCAGAAAATAGTTCTCAAGGTTTAGACCCAAGTACTGATGGTGGTGCGGCTGGATATGATGATTATATAAAAGCATTAAAATTATTAAATAACGCTGACGAATATGATTTTAATTTATTATTAATGCCAGGAATTTTAGAAAATGTACATGGTGGAGTTGTCACAAAAGCAATTGATATATGTGAAGATAGAGGCGATTGTTTTGTCATAATTGACCCAGTGGGATACGCTAGTAACCCAACAGCTGCTAAACTTAGGGCAGAAACAAGAAATACAAGTTATGGTGCTATGTACTGGCCTTGGGTTCAAGTACCAGACAATCAATTAGGTAAAAATGTTTGGGTGCCACCTTCTGTTTCTGTAGCTGGTGTTTATGCATTTAATGATAAAGTATCTCACGAATGGTTCGCACCTGCTGGTTTGAACAGAGGTACTTTAGATACTGCTAAAAGAGCGGAAAGAAAATTAACTCAGTCAAATCGTGATGAAATGTATGATTCTAATTTAAATCCAATTGCAACATTTCCTGGTCAGGGTGTAACAATATTCGGACAGAAAACATTACAGAAAAAAGCATCGGCTCTTGATAGGGTTAATGTAAGACGATTACTGATTAGAGTTAAGAAATTTATCGCAAGTAGTTCAAGGTTCTTGGTATTTGAACAAAACACTGCTGCGACAAGAAGAAGATTCTTGGATATTGCTAATCCATTCTTGGAAACAATTCAATCTCAAAGTGGATTGAATGCATTCAGAGTGGTGATGGATGAAACGAATAATACACCAGATACGATTGATAGAAACTATTTGGTAGGACAATTATTCTTACAACCTACAAAAACTGCTGAGTTTATTGTGTTAGACTTTACAATACAGCGTTCAGGTGCAACATTCCCAGAATAATTTGATGATTTTTAATGTTTTTCTATATTTATATATAGAAAATATGTAACCATATTATAAAGTAATAGGAGAAATTTAATGGCTGAAATGTTAGAACCACAAGATATTATGTTTACCCCTTTTGAGCCAAAACTCAAAAATAGGTTTATTATGAATATTGATGGTATACCCGCTTATTTGATAAAAACAGTAAATAGACCAATTTTAGAGTCTGATGAAGTTATTCTTGAACACATGAATGTTACAAGATACATCAAAGGAAAATCTAGATGGCAACCAATTGATATAACATTATATGATCCAGTTGTTCCTTCAGCTGCTCAAGCAGTTATGGAGTGGGTTAGATTACACCACGAATCAGTAACTGGAAGAGATGGTTACTCTGATTTTTATAAGAAAGATGTAACATTTAATATGTTAGGTCCTGTTGGTGATGTAGTTGAAGAATGGAAATTAAAAGGATGTTATATCCAATCAGCTAATTTTGGTGATTTGGATTTTGCTACAAGTGACCCTGCAGAAATCACATTAACATTAAAATATGATTATGCGATACTTCAATTCTAATTGATAAACATAAAGTATAAACTAAAAAACCCTTAATTTTGAAGAAATATTGAGGGTTTTTTAATTTTTGTATATACTTATATATGAGGTTATATGAAAACAACATTTGAAGAAATAATAGAACAGGTTTTAGAACACGAAGGTGGTTATGTAAACGACCCACATGATACTGGTGGTGAAACCAAATATGGTATTGCTAAAAGATGGTATCCCAATGTCGATATAAAAAATCTCACAAAAGAACAAGCTAAAAAAATATATCATACAGATTATTGGAGACCAGCCAAATGTGATGAAGTGCCTCCTAAATTAAGACATATCTATTTTGATATGTGTGTTAATTTTGGTAGAAGAGGGGCTGTTAAGGTTTTACAACAAGCTGCTAATTCTAAATTAAGAAATAAGATAGATGTGGATGGTGGAATCGGACCAGCTACACTAAAAGCAATACAAAATCTGAGTACAGATAGAGTAAGGGCTTACAGAGTTTTACGATTCGCAAACATAGTTATAGATAAACCTAATCAAGAAAGATTTTGGCTTGGTTGGTTTAGAAGAGCTTTAGAAGTTTAAATTAGGAGAAATAAAAAAATGTCAACAAGTAATGAATTATATGAACAAATAGAAGCAGCGTTTGAAGACTTTCAAGAAAATCATAAAAAATTTGCTAATAAAGGTGTAAAAGCTGCAGGTACAAGAGCTAGAAAATCTTTAGGTGAACTAAAGAAAATGGTTACTGCATACAGACAAGCATCAGTTTCTGAATCAAAATCATAGGAGATAAAAATGGCTGAAGATAAAAAATTTCCAAGTGAAATAATAGATTTACCAAGTAAAGGTAAATGTTATCCAAAAGAACATCCTTGTTCTAATGGTAAAATTGAAGTTAAATATATGACTGCAAAAGAAGAAGATATCCTTACATCACAGAATCTTATTAAAAAAGGTGTTGTAATTGATACACTATTAGATTCACTTATTATAACAGATGGAATCACTTGTGATGATTTAATCTTAGGTGATAAGAATGCTGTTATGGTTGCATCTCGTATTTTAGCTTATGGTCCTGAATATGAATGTGAAGTTATAAACCCAAAAACAGGTGAAACATTTCAACATTCTTTTAATTTAGCTGATTGTCCATTTAAAGAAATAGATAGTAAGTTAGCAGGAGGAGATACATTTTCAGTTACATTACCTATATCAAAGAAAAAAGTAACATTTAAATTATTAACTGGTAGAGAAGAAAAAAATATAGATAATGAAATTAAAGCGTATAAAAAAACAGGTTCTCAAATTTCACCTGAATTGACAACTAGATTAAAAAATGTTATAGTTGAAGCGGATGGTAAAAGTGATAGAGGTTCTATCAATGAATTTGTAGACACTATGTTATCAAGAGATTCTTTATTTTTAAGGGGTGAATTAGTAAAAGTTTCACCAGACATAAATTTAACTCAAGAAATTGATATAGAAGGAGAAGTGGTCACGGTAGATATACCGATGACCTCCAACTTTTTTTGGCCTCAAGCCGGAAAATAAAAAAGACATACATCAACAAATATTTCAATTAGTATATTATGGTAAGGGGTTTACTCATAGTGATATATACAACATGCCCGTATATTTAAGAAATTTTTATTTCAAAGAATTACTTTCCGTTAAAAAAGAAGAAAAAAAACAAGTAGATACTGCAAACCAAAAACAAGCTTCATCAGTCAAAAGACCCAACATATCAAGATTTAAAAGATAATTTTTAACAAATTTGATATTTATATATGAATACAACTATCTAATTAGGAGAGTATTAATGTCAAAGAAAAAATCGTATATGGATAGAAAGAATATCTTATCAGAAAATTGGATAATGGATACTCTCGCTTCAGTATTTTTGTTACCATCAAATTTTGAAAAATATAAAGAGAAAAAACTTGATAGATACGCAAAAAAGATAGAAGCATCTGATAAAAAAATTGCAAAACTTGAAAAGGAAGTAGAAGATTCACAAGAAGCTTTTTTTAAAGAATTAGAAAAAGATACTGGAGTAAAAATAAAAAGAGAACCAGCTAGACAAGCTATTGAAAAATATTTGAATAAACTAAACAAGAGATAATAAATGGCAGAAGAAGAAAAACCAAAACGAATATTTGCGGGTGATACTGATGAGGTAAGAAATCTTAATGACGAAATTAAGAATTCCACAGAATCTATAAGACAAATGGATGGGGCATCTTTAAATTTAGCAAACACAATTGTACAAATTGGTCAAAGTTGGGATAAGAGTAAAAAATATTCTCAAGCAAATGTTGATAAAGCTAAAGAACAATCTAAAGTCGGAAAAATGATGTTGAATGTTATAGTTAATCAAAATAAAGGTAATAAAATTGCAACTGGTATTGCGAAAATGAGATTAGGTTTTGCTAGAATGTTTAATAAAGGATTAGTTGAAAGAAATAAAACATTATTTAAAAATTATGATAAATCACAAGAACTAACTGAGGAAGAAAAAAGTCGTCAAAAGCTTTTGAAAGACATGAATTCAACATTAATGTCTCAATCTCAAGGTATGAAAACCATGCTTGGTTCTGTTATTGGCATATTTGGCATAAGTGGTGGTATAGTTGGATTGTTTAAATCATTTTTTGCATTACAAGGAAAAATTGGTGCTAAATTTGGTGCTATTGGAATGCATAGTGAAACACTAAAAAGTAATTTAATGGAGTCTGTACCTAATGCTGCTAGAATCGGTAAAAATATGGATAATCTTATTGCTGTTACTGATGCATTGTCTTCTAATTTTGGTTTCTCATTAGAAAAAGCTTCTGGACTTTCATTAGAAATTGCTGACACAGCGACAGCGTTGGGATTATCGGATAGTGAAGCTGCTAACTTATTCGGAACTTTAACTCAAATCGCTGGAGTGAGTGAATCAACCGCGACAGACTTTATGAAACAAACAGCGTTATTGGCTCAGGCTAATGGTGTTGCTCCAAATGCAGTATTACAAGATATAGCCAAATCTTCAGAAACAATTGCAAAGTTTACTGGAATGACTCCAGATAATATTATGAAAGCAGCTATTATGGCGAAGAAATTAGGAACAAATTTAGATACAGTTGGTAAAATAATGGATGGTATGTTGAATTTCCAAGAATCTATTGCAAACGAAATAGAAGCATCTATAATACTTGGAAAAGACTTAAATTTCCAAAAAGCAAGAGAACTAGCACTTAATAATGATATAGAAGGAGCTATGGACAATATACTTAGTCAAGTAGGAAGTGAAGCAGAATTTCAAAGAATGAACGCTATTGAAAGAGCAACTTTAGCAAAATCAATAGGTGTTTCTGTTGCAGAAATGTCTAAAATGATAAGTAGACAAGAAGAAGCTAGAAATTTAAATGATGTAATGGCTGAACAAATGCCACTGGAAAAAATGATAGGTGCTGAAGCGTTAGATTCTATGGCAAAAGTTATTAATGAATTTAAAGCGATTGGTGCTGAGTTAATGGTGACTATTGGTCCTGCTGTGATAGGGGTAATGGAAGGTTTTGCCTCATTTGTAAAAGATGGTGATAGGGCAAAAGGTATAATGGCTGTTTTAGCAGGTGTTATGGCTGGTTTTGCGGTGCTTAGTGTTATTGGTGCTGTGGCTAATATCGTATCTGCATTTGCACAAATACCATTTGGTGTGGGAGTACCTGTTGGTTTAGCTTTAGCTGGTGTATTACTCGCCACAGTGGCTGGTGCTGCTGCTATGGTAGCTAGTATTGGTGATGGTGCATTTGGTGCGAATGCTGGAACAAAACAAATATCAACAGGAGAAGGTGAAATATATAATTTAAGTCCAAATGATGATGTTGTTGCTACTCCTAACTTAATAGATTTTCTTGATAATTTATCATTCTCAAATGTTGGGGATTTAAGAATGAAAGGTACCGCATCACCACCACAAATGGAAAGTTTTGATAATCAAACTTTACCAAATGTAAATTATAATGTAAATAGTGCAAATAATCAAATTACTTCAGATGATATGAAAAGTAGTTTTCAAGAAGTGATGAATCCATTATTTAGAGAATTAGGTTCTAAAATTAACACCAACACTCAAGCGACAAATGACTTAAAAGAAGTTCAAAAAGAAGCACCAAGAAAACTTGGAGAGGCTGTATCTGAAAATATGGCACTTACTAGATATTAGGAGAAATATTTTGGGTTTGGAAAATTTAAAAAGTATATTTACTGAAGGTATGAAAAAGATGAATAATTCTGATTTGTCTTCTATTCATGCTGGTAATAATTTATCTCCATATACACCACCTTCATTATCAGATAGAATTGGTAAAAGTAGTTTTGACAATATTAAAAATCAAAAAATTACCGATACTCGTGATTATTTAGAGCGTGGTGAATTATCACAAATAACATTTCCACAAGTTGGTTCTGGTGCAAGTGGTAATAATTTTAATAATTTTATGACAACTGATGATTTTCAATCAGTAACTTACGACCCAAGAACACCTGGTGATAGATTTACAATAACTCCAAATCCATATAAAGGTACAAGACTTACAAGAGCTAGTTTATCTCCAAATGGTGATACTGGTATTGGTTTTTTATTTAATGACAAAATTGAATATTCTAATTCTTTTAGAACAATGAATACACCACTTGGATATTTTAGTTCTCCTAATGGAAATGATATAATTGTTGGGGGAAATATTGTCAATCCCGGTGGTTATCCAATTAAACAATCTTCTATGGAAACTTTTGTATCTACAAGAGGTGTAAGACCACCAACATATGAACAAACTTTTGGTGGTGTTTCATCAATTACTAAAAATGCAATTCCATCTTTTAATGGTTTAACCATAGGACAGAATCATTTAGGAACTGTAGGTGTAGATGGTAATAATTTAATGACAACACCAACCGCTACAAATAAATTGGGTGGAAGGTCTTGGGAAGAACTTTATAATTCAAATCATACAGCTAAAACTGATATGGGTTATCACTATTCTGCTTTTGTTGATAAAGGTAATTTAGATATTAGACACACATCAGGTACAGGTAGTCCTGATAGGGGTGATGAGCCATATGTAATTTCAAAGATTGGTAGTGGAAGACATAGACACAGTACTCGTTATAAACCTTTAAGGAGAGCGAGAACTGATGCACAAAGATTAATAAGATATCATAGGTCTAGGTCTGGTGTGTCAAACTTTCTTGAAAATATGGTATTGTGGAATAAAACTGATATTCCTGTAGTGATGGATAGTAAAAAGAAAGGAAAAAGAAAAGGTACTAAAAAATTAATTGGAGTTCCTCAGAGATTTGAAAATGATTATAATCCTCTCGCGAACATTCTCTATCAAACTCAGAGACTTCGTGGTTCATCATTTGGACCTACAAAAATAAGAAGGTCTGGAAAAGGTTTGTTTCGTGGGGGTATTAGTGATGTTGATAGTTATGAAGCTTTAAAGGCGAAAAAACTAAAATTTGGTAAAGATACCAATGTTAGTGTTAGAAGTATGGAAAGGGGAAGTAACTATGTTCAGTCATTTACTGAATCTGAAAAACAACAAAAAAAGACTGACAGAAAAGGAAGAGTATCTCGTAGACGAAGATTTGGTGATGTATTAACCTTAACTCCATTGATAACTCATGAAAGTGACATAGCTAAAGCTGATACAGTTAGAAGAGTTCCTACAATAGATGCTGATAATAATATAGTTCATACTACAGGTGAGGATAAAATTGCTAAAACTGATTATGTAGAAAAATCAGGACTTCCATTTTATTTTAAAGATTTAAGAGATGACACTTATGTTATATTTAGAGCGTTTCTTGATGGTATAAATGAAAATATTGTACCAACATGGACACCTCAAGATTATATAGGTAGAAGTGAACCTGTTTATTCATATCAAAAAACGGAGAGAGATCTTTCTTTTAATCTTAAAATATATGCACAAAATCCACAAGAATTGGATGCAATATATAAAAAATTAAATAGATTAACATCAATGTGTTATCCACAATATGCTCCAGATAAAACTGTAACAAGTGACCAGGGTATGAACACTAATAAACAAATACCTGCTATTAGAACAAAACCACCATTAGTTAGATTTAGATTGGGTGATATGTTTGGTGGTGCTGGTGGTGATATCAATATGATGTTGGGTTTTATTAAAAGTATATCTTATACTATTCCTGATGAGGGTGTTTGGGAAACTCATTTAGGTAGTCAGGTACCAAAATATATTACAGCTGCTATACAATTTCAAGTGATACACGAACAAGTACCAAGTTATATGACTCAATTTTATGGAAAAACATTGGGTGGTGGTTCAGTTATAGAAAATACTGTAGGGGAAGTAAACTCTGGTGGATTTGGGGATAAAGTACCAAAAGGAAAAAATGATAAGGAAGTTGGTACAGAGATACCATTAACTGAAGGTGGATTTGATCCATTCTCTGTAGCTTAAAATAGGAAATTAAAATGTCTAAAAGATATGAAAATACATTAACAAAAATAAATAAAAAAAACAACCGAAGAGGTTACGAAACTACTATTTATCCAAAGATAGAGGAAAAAGACAGTGATATGTTTTTTATAGCTCAACAAGGTGATAGATTGGATTTATTAGCTCAAAGATTTTATAAAGACGCGTCACTCTGGTGGTATATAGCTAGAGCTAATAATTTAAAAACAATGAATGTTCCAGCTGGAACTTCATTAAGAATACCAACACTAACAATATAAAATATGAGGTTTTAAATGGCAGATAATGTATCAAAAAGATTATTTGGAGCTAATATTCATCCAAAAGTTAGAAAAATATTAGGTGACAGACAAAAGTTAGCTAAAGCACCTCAACCTGGTGATTCACTAAATACAAAAAATTATGAAAATTTTCAAACCTATAATACCCCAACACATGTTGGCGTTGGTGGAATGTCATCAAAAACTACATTTGTAAGAATGTGGACTGCGATAGACCCAATAACGAAAGTATTAAATCCAGACAAAACTTTTTCATTAGATGCAAATTCAGACGCTACTATAACAACAATTAAAGATGCTCAAGACCTTGAGGATAAAAAAACAATAAAAGATGGTATTGAAGAATATGAAATGATTGAATATGGAAAAGTATATAAGATGTATAGACAAAAAAATAAAAGACAAATTCTAACATTGGGTGATCATGGTTATTATACTCTTTTAAATCAAACAAATAATGAATTTCTAAGACCACCAGCTGGAATAACAAGATTATCATCATCAACAAGTGGAAATTTAGGTTTATTAAAAAAGACAGAAGTTGAATTTGTAGTTTATAATTTTAAAGAATACCAAGATATATATCAAAGATATTTTTTAAAACCAGGAGCTACATTGTTTGTAGATTTTGGTTGGAATATGGTTCAAGATAGTGCTTCAGAGCCTGGAAATTTTTTATATGAACAAAATATTGAAGAATTGGTTGGTGATGGTGCAGATCCAGATACATATTTCTATGGAGATGGTGCTGATAATAAAGGTGAAGAAGGTTGGAATGATAAGACAATGGGTAATGTTGAAACTATTTACGGAAAGGTAACAAGTTATGATTCTAATATGAATGCTGATGGTAGTTTTACTTGTAAGGTAGAAATAGTATCTGGTAATATGTCTATCAATGGTAGTGTGAATAAAGATGTAAACAAATGGGTAGCTGAAAAATTAGATGACCTCGTTGATGTTTATTTATTGAATACTGGTAAAAAACTTCCAGAAGGATTAGCTGAAGAATTTACTTATACTTATAAACATGCCCATCAAAATAGTTTTTTGAAAGGTAGATGGGTGGATTATGCAACAGTTCTAGGCTTTGGTACTATTGGTACTGGTTTACTTGCAGCGGAAGCGATTGGTGACATATATAGTTCATACAAGAGTAGTTCAGGTGAAGAAGAAGTCCCAATTGATTATGACTTTTTGAATCTTATGTTCAATACTTTAAGTCTAAGAGGGGGTCAGTATACTCCTATGGATGATTCAATAAAATGGGGAATATTTAGTAGAGAGGATGAAAATTGGATACAAATTCACTCATTAGAGGATTTGGTATTTAATGCATTATATGCTTTTTCTGAAAAATTAAGTGGTGTTAAAGAAACGGAAAGTTCGGAAGAAGCGTTTGACTCTTCGTGGCAGGCTACTTTTTGGCCAAAAGAATCAATGATGCATCAATGGGAATGTGGTAGCTACGAATGTGATCCAGATGGTTTTCCATTACTATATCCATATACAAGAATTCATAGGCAGTGGAAACATAAACCTGATAAATATCCAACAATTGATGACGCTATAAAAGATGGACAAACTTTTTATCTGAATACTGAACATGGGGGAAAGCCGGATCTTTTAAATATGCCAATAGGGCAACTATTTGTAAATATGAAATTAGTAGTGGAGGCGTTTAATGATACTGATCCTGGAAAAGCAGGTTCATTAAATGTTCTTGAGGTATATCAAAAGTTAGTTGCAAAAATTAATGAAGAAACTGGATATACAGATTTTCGTTTAATTAAAAATCCAAAAGTTGATGGTCAATGGACACTCGTTGATTTGAATTATTTGGGTCAACAAGATTATTTGGGTAAGGATTGGCAGGATATAAAAGACGAAGCACAACCAGATAAGAAAAAAAGTTTTAAAGATTTATTTGAGTTTGATGTTACATCTCAAAGTTCTATAACTTCAGATGTAAAATTAGGTTTTAAAATGCCATCTGACAATCTGGCAAATATGATTGCTATAAGTGGAAACTCAGGTGGTAGAGGATATTCAGCTTTAGATAGACTTGAAGATGAAGCGATATGTACAGAAATAGTTCATAGTCTTCTTGAAGGTGATGTTATAGATAACTCGTCTAAAGTAGTAGACCATTTTACTAGATATTTACCTGAACAAAAAAGTGATGATATGTTTTTAGCTAAACAAAAAGCAATTAAAAATAATTTTCAAAGTGAATTACAAGATGTTTTTGCAGTATCTGTTGATGATGTAATGAAAAAAAGAAATATTGAAAAGAGAAGAATATCAAACGAATCTATAGAGGCGTTATTAAAAGAAGAATATGAAAAAGAAGGTGAATTAAGCTCAACTGCAGATGGAGATTTTATAACAGACATTAAAATAACATATGTAAAACCAAAACCTATAGAAGAAGATGCTAGAACTGTTCCTTACACTAAACAACAACGAATAGAAAGAGGACTTATTCAAACATATATGGAAAAAGAGGGGAGCTCTGTATCATATGATATACATAGCTATTATAAAAAACAATTAAAAAATAAAATTTACAATCAATATGTTCCTACCATATTACCTATGACATTGTCAATGACAATTGATGGTATAGCTGGATTAGATTTTGGTAATATTTTTCAAATAAATTATTTACCAAAAACATTTAAAAATAAAGTTTTTTTTCAAATAACAAAAGTGTCACATGATGTTACTTCAAACGGTTGGAAAACAACATTAGACACTCAGTTTAGATTTAATAATGAGATTAAAGAAAATGAAAACACTAGTAAAATACAATCCTATTTAAATCATTATTTACACATAGAATTTCTCAGAAAACAAATAACACATGGACCTTCTTTAAGAGAGATACCATTTTATAACTTATTAAAACTTAAACCAACTGCACAATTTTATTCTATTTTTTCTGAAGAACTTATGATAAATCCCAATAATCAAATAATGAACATGAATGGTGTTTACACTTGGGAGGGTAGATTCGATGTAGATGGTTCTACTAATACTTTTGGTTTTAGGATGAAATCGGAGGATGAGCCGGATGTTCCTGATACTATTTATGATACAATTCCTGAAGATACACTAACTCCTGACGAGATTGATAAAACTAATGAGTCATATATGTTTCTATTGGGAAGTCTATTTACAAAAAATGCAATATTGTATAGTGAGACTCATGCTTCTGCAGACTATGAACTTCAAAGTACGACAATTGGTGGTATGGATATAGAGACTCAGAAAAATTATCTTAAATGGCATTTAGATAATTCTATATGGGATCATGGTGGGCCAGCAGACAAAAAGGCTTACATGACCTTTGATGAATTAAAAACAGCGTTAACTCCATATAAAAATTTTGTAATTGAACCAGTAGACCAAACAAGTACAAAAAGATTTTTAATAGCTTCACAGTTGGGAGATGATAATTCTGTTAATGTTTATCAAGGGGCTGTAGCAAATGATGCTCTTGATGGTCCGGGCACTGGTAAAAACGATTTATATGATTCAGAGATGGTGGCTTTTTACCCCTCTATCCCACATAATAAAAGACAATTATGTGTTCAATGGCAAGGTAGAATGTGTTGGGTGCCATATGACCAATTTATAAATGACTCAAATAAAGAAAAGGTTTTTTTAGCTTTACATATATTTCTTATGAATGAAGTTAATAAACCATTGCAAGTTTATGATATTGATGCGGGACAATTTTTGAGTAGAACTGGTGGTTATGCACCTTCTTCTGAAGTAAAATTAGGACAATTCTATACTAGTGAAGAGGAACTTAAAGCAAGATATGAAGAGGGTAGAATAACCACAATTGTTCGAACAGCTGGTGAGGGTGGTCCTAGTAGATTAGACTAAAATAAAAAAAGCTTGTTTTATAGTTTAAAATGTTATATATTAGTAGTATGAAAGATTGTTATATTGTTATACCTGTGTTTACAGACCCATTTTTACATCCTCTACATAAGAGCAATAAGTTATCGTTTTTATATGTGAGAGAGTATGATATGTATAATACTTTAGGTGAAACTCGTATTATATCTGAATTAAATCCTGATTGTACAGAGATGTGTGGAGATTATCGTTGGTTATCTGATAAGAAAGGATTAATATTAACTCCTGATTCAAAAATACTTCAAGCTTTATTCCCAGAATATAAAAATGTTTTAGATGTAACTCACGCTTATTGGTGGTTATATAACAAACCATTAGATTTAAATGTACGAAATAATGCCATAGAATTCTTGAGTAACAAATACTACAATGTAAAAAAACTCAACGAAATCATACCAATTTCGAAACATAAAGAGTATTGTAGTGAGGTGTGTGAGAGAATTAGAGATTTTATAAACAAGGATTTAAAAACTATAATGAAAGATTCTGGTTGGTTTGGTAATGAAGGTGGTATTGAACCACTTAAAGCTTTTTCTAATATAGAGAAACAAGGTATCAAAGTATCAGATGATGTATGTGATATATTTGACATAAGAGTAAAAAAACATATATCAGATGGTAAATTATACTCACAATACAATTTATTAACAACAACAGGTCGTCCAAGTAATTCATTTGGTACAGTTAACTTTGCAGCTCTACCACCTGAAAAAAGAAAGGCTATAATACCTGAAAATGATTCATTGGTAGAGTTTGATTTTGATGCCTATCATTTAAGGTTGATTGCAAATCTAATTGGTTATGATTTTGGTGATGAATCAGTTCACGAACACTTTGCTAAAATATATGATTGTGAATATGATGAGGCAAAACAGAAGACATTCCAAATATTATATGGTGGTATTCGTAGTGAACATAGATA